AACGATGTAGTAGACCACCGACACGGTTCTTTGAACCAGAGCCAGCAAAGGTTACAGCGTTACCATAAGCATCCGTACCTGATGGGTTGGCTGAGGAGAAGGTTACATATTCTTCACCGTCACCTGAGTCAACGTGTACGAATGGGCAGTTGGTTGAGACGTATACAGGAACACCATAGACGTTACCAATTAGACCGTTACGAACGGAGTTGTCACCAGAGACTTCACCAACGAATGCCTGTTCGGTAAAGCGAGCAATACCAAGAAGATTCTTCTTTTCCACTGGAGGAATGATTAGAACCCGCTCTGATAGTGGAACATCGTTGTCATCAAGAGTCTGAATCATACGACGAATACCGGCATCGGTAAGAGCAGAAGCGTTACCAGTATTGGTATTAGCGTTACCGTCAAATGCGGTAGAACCGTCACCACCGATTACACCTAGAACACTTGAAGTGAAGGTTGTAGTAGTATCTACAGTACCTGCATTAAGTGTTGGGATGAGTAGTAATAGGTCTTGGTCAATCTGACGAGCAAGAGCATAACCAGCGTCATCAACATAGAATGTACGAAGACTTGGTAGAGCCTGTACGCCTACGATATCTTCGATAAGACGAGAGTATTCGTAGTGCTTGTTGATAACGATTGTGGTGCTTGACTCACTGTTGTTCTGTAGAGTAACACCAGTTAGAGCGGCCTTAGCATATGCCTGACCACGAACTGGAGCAGGAATGGTAACTGCGTCACCTTTCTTGCCGTTGTGGTTCATACGAGAGACTAGGTTAGCTACAACAAGGTTAGCCTTGTATGTAGCAATAATCTCATCGCTCCATAGCTGTGGGATAAAGTCACCGCGTGGTGCTGAAGTGGTACCACCACCGGCCTGAGTTAAGCCAGTACCGCCGGTAACGGTAGGATAGTTACTAGTTGCCATATTTGCAATCTCCTAAAAAGTTATTAATAAAGGATTTATCGTACACGACCTTCCATATAAGCCTTACGAATCTCTGGTTCTAGCTGATTGTAACGATTACGGTTAGTTTGCATTAGGTGCATAATGTCTGCACGCCGATAGATTTTCTTAGGGACATTGTCAGAAACAGTGCCTGTTTCCACAGCAGCTTGTGAGAAAGCTGCGTCACGACCACTAGTATCTACTGCGGCTGTTGAAGTTCCTCGTAGAGCTTTCCAAAATGTGAATAGCTCATTGGCTGCTTCAATGTCTAAGTTCTTATCCGCCTTACCGTACAACTCTAGACGCAGAGGAGATTCTTTAACCCATGTTTGGAATGAAGTATCTTTAATAATATCCACAAAGTCAGGATGCTTTTCCTTTAGTTTGTTAGTCATCTTTTCTTTACGGAACTCATTAACTTCTTCCATAATAGGAGAAAGTTTCTTCTGTAGAATTGCGTCTACAGCTCGCTCTGGTTCACTTGATAGGTCAATTTCTCTTACTTGCTGACGTTGGGAATTATCCTCGGAGGTTCCCGAAAGAAGCTGCTTCTTGATAATCTCGTCAGTTAGTTTTCGTAGTTCTCCTAACTCCTGCCCTTGTTTGCCGAACTGTGTCTCTAGTTCGCTGTAACTCTTTACAACATCTTCTAGAGACTTGTTACGAAACTTCTCAGGAATCTGAGGAACTTCTACTTGCTGCTGTGTTTCTGTAGATTGTAGTTCTGCAAAGATACTGTCTACGTTAGAAGACACTTCACTGTCGGGGCCAAGTTCAACTAATCTTTCTGCCGTCATATTATTTCCTTTACCGTCCCTTTAGGGGATTGTGGTTATTTGTGAAGGGCGGGATTATTCCCGTTTACCTTCTGTCTCGTGATAGCGTGTCCACTTATCAGCTGCTGTTGGAAAGTGTCCTGAGAAACCTTCTAACTTGATAGCGGAAGCACACAGCACTTTCTTGGACTCTGCTGCACAGATAGGGCAAGAATAAGTCTCTCGCTTTTCTATTGTGTTCAGAGCATCAAAGTACCCGTGAATGTCGCACTGGTACTTATAGAGAATCATTTGCTTGAGCGGTTTGATTTTCGTGGACTGCCTTAACTAGGTTCTCCACTTCTAGAATGTAACTAAAACAATCTTTCTTTGTTTTCATTACTAGGAACATTTCCCAGTTCTTACTTTCTGCTAAGTTAATACTTTCAGCACTTTCCTTTACTTCCTTCATGAACTGAATCCAACCGGGATGTAAGAAAAGGTCGTAGTATTTTTCAAAGTACTTAGGGTCATTCATCAGTAACCTCTAGTTTCAAAGATACAATAAGATTCTCTGGACGACCTGTGCAGTTAATGCACTCTACAAGACCAGAGATATAAAGCCTCCACATAGCAGTGCCACAAGGGCACATATAGATTTCCTCATCGTTTGATGGAGGTTTTCTTTTGAAGTCTATTACGTTATCCATTAGCAGTTCCAAGCCCGAAGGCTTTTGTTGATACGACTGTTAGGATCTCTAGCTGTCTTGCTAGAAGTAAGTTTCTTTTTCATTCCTTCCATGCGAGCACAGAAAGAAGCTCGGCGTCCCTTTTCTTCTTTGTTCTTTGGATTAGGTGCAGGAGGCTTGAGGTTACCTCCAGTTGACTTATTGTATGAAGCCCGTCCTTTTGCGTTTAATCCACCCTTAGGGTCTTTACCTTCTTTACGAGTCCATGCAGGAGATTTAGGCATATTAAGAACTCAAACTTTGTAGTAGAGAATTAGATAATGCTGCTGGGTAGTAGGTTATATTCTTAATGATTCCATTAAAGGCAAGTAATGAAGATTGACTACCAATACTTAATTCGGTAACTGTCGGTATAGTGTCTGGAATAGTTCCAGTTACAGAGGTAATAGAATTTAGACTAGAAGCAAAGTTATCTACTTGATATCTAAAAGATACTTTATTAGTAGCGCCAGTATTGAAAGAACCTACGTCAATAGCAAACTGAGACACTGAGTTATCTATAACAGTGTATCTAACAGTAGGAGTACCTACTAAAATAGTAAGCAGCATAATTTCTGCTGCTGTAGTATTTGATAAAGAAATCAGACGAGCGTTTTCTAAAGGTTGTGTACTTGCTTTATAAAACGAAACTACAAATGTACCTTCTGTAGCACTGAACCAACTAGAAAAGTTAGTTCCATCAATCTTAGCAAAGTCTACTGAACGAGTGCGTGCACCAGAAGAAGTACGAATAACTGAGGTAGTTATTCCTCCCGCAGAGGCTTCTACTTGTGGATACCCAATACGAACTGTGTAATCAATTTCTCCTAGAGCACAATCAAAAGCTAGATAAAAGAAACCGTCTGTTACAGTAGGTGTTCCAGTAACTAGAAAATCTTGAGAGTATCGTTGAGAGATTAACGGAAGGATTGCTGAAGGACTAAAGATTAATGGATACGCAGCAGCGTACACACCACTTACGTTTGCATTAGTACCAATTCTAATTGAATTAATATTAGTAAGAGAACCAGCAACGGCCTTAGCGTAGATTGATTGGCTTAGTCGAGTGTTATCAACTAAAGCAAAACCAGAAACAAACCCAATGTATTTAAATCCTGCTGTAGTGCAGGTACCAGAGATACGATAGTCAATATAAGGAATACCAGATTCCGTACCTACTGATACAACTTGATAGTTAATACCTACTGTACCACCAGAGTCTGCCCAACCTGTAGGAAGTGTGCTTGGTACAGCAGCTCCTGTAGCAGTGCTATTAGGAACATAGTTAGTTGAACTACCTTCGATCAAAAGACCTAAGCATTCTTTGGTAACTGGATTAAAGGTTAGTCGAGGAACATTAGAAGCTACTTCTTCAATGTCTCCGTTAGCGTTAACGCGAGTAGCTACAGAAGCTCGTGTAAAGGTAATAACAGAAGACAAAGACTTATCTTCAAAACTAAGGTTAATAGTTGCACTAGTGTCATACACAGGAATGTATCCTGTGTTTGAAGTTTCCCAAGCATCCGCAAGACTTCCTGTTACTTCTGCTACAGGGATGTAATCTTTCCAAGCAGATAGACCAGTGGTAGAAGTAATTACTTTTACAGCTTGAGCACCACCAATATCACTAGTATTAATATTAGAAGTACTAGATAGAACAGTCTTTACTGGGATGTAGTCTTTCCAACGAATGTCAGTTGCACCGGGAGTTACCCGGTAGACAACACAACTCCGCAATTGATTAACAATTTCTGATGGAAAGGAGACTGGAATCATTCTTCTTTATCTCCCTTAGTTTCTTCTTCGGTAGCGTCTTCTTCCATGTCATCTGAAGAAGCCTTGTCTTCAGCGTTAACAGTTTCCATACTAGGAACTTTAATTGCTTCTACTCGATTCAATGCAGCAGTAATCATCTCTACTTGCACCTTGAGTGCAGATAGTTTTGCTTCTACTGTCATCTTCTGTGCTTCGGCAATCATCTTGACTGTTTCGGCTTGAGAACGAAGTTTCTCTGTCTCTGCCTTAACCATCTGAAGTTCTGCTGTAGCAGACTGCATCTTGCCTTCGCCAATGTCTCGACGGGCTTCTGCCTTGATACCTTCGTCTAGTTGCTGGAGCTTACGAGTCTCTAGGTCACGCTGGTCTAGCCACTTATTCTTTTCAAAGTTGAGCCGTTCCATCTCTACCTGAGTCTTAGCATCAGGTGGCTGTGGCTGAGGTGGTGGAGGATTGAGTGCATTCTGTAGCATCTGGTCTGCATACTGAACCATGAACTCTCGACCATCAATGTTAGAGTTTGAATAGATTCCACGAAGTAGCATCCAGAATGCCGGAGAGTCACCGGGAACGGTGCTTAGTAGGCTTACTAACTGACCTTGTTCAAACTCTCGTGCCATAATACCCATCGTAGCCTTGACTCGAAACTTGTAATCTCTCATCGGAAACAGTTCTGGATTAAACTGCATATATCGCCATAGAGCCTTTTCTACTAATGGCTTTAAGAACTCACGCTCGATATTAGCTAGCGTGCGTCGGCTACGTTTAATCATTGAGCCTACTACCATGCTCATGCTGGTAGCAGCCATACGGTTACCCTCTACGTTAGCTGGCAACTCGTATCCTCCGGTTCCACGCTGAATCATTTCCCGCAGTTCTTGTGTTTGCTGAAATGTGTGTGGGTCGGGTGGTGGGAATTTAAGTGGAAGCAACGCTTCTGCTGGGCTTCCGTTAGTAAGAATATTACGACCGGGACGAACGGCGAACGTCTCGCCTCGTGGAATCTTGGTAGCATCAATAGCCATCATGGGATGGGTAGATAGACCAAGAGCGTCGATACGAGCGCGGATTTCTGCGTCTAGAGCTTTCTGAGGATTGTACCCTTTCTCAGCCACACCACGCCCCCAGAAGCGATTAGGAACGGTGTCGTGCTGATACGCTACGATAGAACGGTCACCCATTAGGAATGGGTTCTCTACAGCGCGAGCTACAAACGCATCATTAACAATAGTAACGATTGCTTCTACTAGGGTAGTGTCAGCTACTGCACTACCTCCCTCATCAATTGCCTCAATTTCTGTATCAAGCGTGTCAATCTTTTCTAGCTTGTCAAATAGATTTTCTTTACTAGAAAGTAAATTCTTTGGTACTAATCCGTGCCACTCTACAATCTTAACTGCTTCTGACTTATGACTTAGTGCGTCGTATTCTCCTAGAGCAGACAGGTCTTCTACATTGTTATCGTAAGGAGAAAGAGGAATGCTACGGTAGATACCGTCATTAATCTTTTTCTGTACATGGGTAAGAGGAATCTTTAGAACACGGGCACAGCCTAAGGCTTCTTCTACACTCTTTGCACTGGGGTCAATAACAAAGTTGCGTGGTGAGATTGGAAGAACTTTAACTACAAACTTTTCCTTAAAGGTTACTGAAGGAATAGGTTCTTTGGAAACGGTTGGTATTTTAATCTTATCCACCGCGACCATAGCAATACCTGTGCCATATAGAGCGCCATTAAAGTAGCTTTCACTGATAGCTTGCGGTACACCATTACTCTCAAACTCCTGTAAGAGAAGGTCGATTGCATCCGATACATCCTGTGGGTCTTCGTCGCCTACGTCATCTGCAACATCTACCCAGCGTTCCCGGATAAAGGTAGCGTCTTCTAGTTCTGCTACCATAGTCTCTACTGTCTGAGAGAGTTCGGGACAGATAATGCGTGAACGCTCGCCGTTGCGAGATTTATCGGCATCAGTCCAGATGCCACGCCATAGACGATAGTACTCATCCCAACGCTCGGAGTAGTTGCTATCTCGCCACTCCTCCCAAGCGTCTACCTTCTCCATAATCCATGAAGCAAGGGTACTTTCGTTTTCAATAGCCACGCTTAGTACTTGCCTTTCTTCTTCTTTGACTTACCAGCAGAGCTGAGTGCTACTGCAATAGCTTGCTTCTGAGGCATACCGGATTTCATTTCTTTCTTGATGTTTTCAGAAATGACTTTCTTACTAGAACCTTTTTTCAATGGCATAGTGTTTAGTATCCTGCTACTTTATCTAGTGGTTCTGCGTAGTCGCTATCGAAAATTACATCTTCGTTATAGACTACAGTGGCTAACTGGTCGATGTATGCTAGGGCGTCGAGTAAGTCGTCGTGAGCAAGTGGGTTAGGGAAGTCTGCCATCTGGTCACGAAGGTGTTCTAGGTAAGGACGGTCGTTAAAGGTAAGGCGTCCGTGTTCTAGTCGCCCTTGTAATGACCATACGATACGGTCTACCTTCTTTTTACCTCCGTGAGAGACTTCAAGCATGTTAGGAAAGGTGTTAATCCGTAACATCTGGTCTTTCATGTAAGGCATCAGAGCGTTCTTTAGACTTCCCTTCTCGATTCCGATGGCTTTAGGTCGGAATTGCTGAGCAGCTCGGAGGATTCGTACTGATGTTTCCCGTACATCCCATCTGCCGTGAACAATGTCCTGTACCCACCACCCAAAAGTACCAACTTTGACGATTGCAATCGCTGTTTCGTCAAGACTGGAATATTTACTGGTAATATTTTTGAGATCGGCGGCTTCAAAGCCGGCGGGGTCTACTGCAATGTAGTAGTCGCCGTCTTCTGGCTCCTTTTCCAGAACGATTAGCTCTGGATTAAGGGTGCTTCCTCCACTAACTGCAAAAGATGCTTCAAACTCTTGCTTGAACTTAGCTGAACTCATGTCGCGCTTGGCGCGTTTGATTTCTTCTTTGTTCAAGAACGGGTTATCTACACTCTTGAAGGAGTAAGCTAGCCATTCCGTCTTGTTGTGGTCTTTATGTGCGTCTTGAAAGAGCTTGAAGAAGTGGTTTTTACCTTGTGGAGTGCCGATAAACAGTGCTCCACCTTCTACGTCAGCTAAGGTTGGTCGGATAATTTCCTCCCAGACCTCTGCTTTCATGGACGCATACTCATCCATCACTACATAACTAAGACCTACACCGCGTAATGTGTCTGGACGGTCGCTACCCTTTAGGTGAATCTCTCGTCCGTTGACTAATTTAATCACTCCTGTGTTTTCAAGAGTGCTTTCAATTACGTCTTTTCCCAAATTTTTAATCAGCTTCCAGAGAATGTCCTTGGCTTGGTTAAAAGTTGGTGCAACGTAGTACACAACACGGTCAGAACCTAGTTTGTAACCTCTTTCGTTAGTGTCTTTTAACCCTTCGATAAGAAGGGTGACTGCTGAAAGATAGGTTTTTCCTCCCCGTCGTCCTGCTGAAACAATCTTAAATCGTTTGTCGGATGTAAAAACATCCATCTGCGAGGGATGAAGGGAGAACTTTAACTCCATTTAGTGGCTCTTGCCACTCATCATACCAACCTTGTCAGGGTGTGTTACGTTTAGCTGCCCGCCTACAGCGGGAGCAGCGATGTAAAGAACACCTGAGCTGTTATGTAGGGCTAGTGAATCTGCTTCGTTCTGTTCGTCACCACACTGGCAAGACTTCATGCTGGAACCGCTTTTCATTTTTTCTTTCATTTTATTCATCCTCCTCGATTTCTTCATAGGTTGCGTCAAGTACAGGTTGTTCAATCTTTATGCTGTGCATTTGTGAGGAACCTTCAATCACGATGTTAATTGTTGGTTTCTTGTCTGCGCTAGCTTCATCACCTGTTTGTTTTCTTACTGGGATGATTCTTTCCAGAATTAGTTTCGCTGCTGATAGGTCGCCCTCCTGAGCTTTGCGACACACAACTGCAACAATCTTAGGTAGCTCTGTAAGAATTACTTCTTCTTGCTTGTTAAGAACAGCTTCTCGGAGAAGACTTAATTTGTTCTTAGACCCCGGCTTCCGCCCAACACGAGGGGGCTTCTTCTTCGGGGAGTAGCTGGTAATGGTAGGTAAAGTCTTTATTTCCATGTAGTAATTATACCAGTAATAAAAATAAAAGTCAAGATATTTTCCAACCCCTCAAGGGTTGGGAACTGAACAAAGGGTACTAGAT